ATGCAAAGAAAGAAGGAGGTACAGGCCAATGGACTAGAGAAGAAAAGGAGATCCATTCTATGTCCAAAATGCGGACACAGGCTATTGGATGCATCTGTAAATACAAAAGCACAGTTGGTTACCCCGACAAGGAACTGTAATCCCGATTTCGTGATAAAGTGCAGGCATTGCAGTTCAGAAATCGGGGTAATTAAAACTGAATAGAGGAAATCTGATTCGCTCCAAATGTTTACGCAGGGAGCTGACCGAGGCGCTACGGTAATACGGCAAGTCCCATAAGGAATGTATATGGGATAGGGAAACGGATAGCTAAATCGGGACAAGGATCATTCGTTTGTTTGAGCATGATGCACGAGGGGGAAATTTCATTCCTTAGTTATCGGTTAAACCCTCATGATACCATCTGAAAGATGATGGAGACGACATTGAGCCTGGCAAGCGGCACTTTTGTGCTGCTTGTCAGGCTCTTTTTTATTTTAGCGGCTCAGGTGCCGCCTGCCGGGCTCCGAAAGGAGAACGGCAAATTGAAAATCAATTACACATTTGCAAATGGTGAGACTTCTGACGTAGAGGTCAGAGAAGAAATCGGAAACTTGATTCTGGATTCCAGACGGGAGGAAAGCAATCAGGACCGGAAGGAGCGGTACCATTGCTATTCCCTGGATGCGGCGGAATATGAAGGCGAGGATTATGCGGACGGCAGTACTCCGGAGACAGAACTTTTTCTGCAGGTTGAAAACCAGCGGATCAAAAAGGCGTTCGAGCAGCTCTCAGAAGTACAGCGGCGCAGGCTGCTGATGCTGGCCGAAGGGGTATCCCTCCGGGAGATCGCCCGCAGGGAGGGCAAGGATATCAAGTCCATCCGGGAATCCATCGAAGGGGCCAGAAAAAAGTTTTTGAAATATTTCTGAGATACCCCCTCAAAACAGCCTTCCAATCTCCGTATGTTGAAGGACATCCCGATACCGTCCTTCAGAAAGCAGAGGTGATGAGATGAAACACACATTGCAGATCCGTGTTTCAAAAAAGCCTGTGAACAGTGGTGCGGTCAGTGTGCGGAATGTGTCTGTGCGGGAGCGGTTCATGCGTTTTCTGCTGGGCGACAAGGTCAGGCTGACGGTCATCGTTCCGGGCAGTACGGTGGAAGAACTGTCCATCCGGGAGGTTGCGGAAGGAGGGCTGGCGCATGAGTAAGATGAAACTTCTTCTGGACGTGGTATCCGATCTCCGTTCCCTGGCAGACAGTTTGCAGGCGGTGGCGGACGCTGTCGCACAGGGCGGACAGGAGCAGCCGGACCAAACCACGGAGGAAAAGCCGGCTCAGAAACCAGAAAAGAAAAATGCTGCAAAGCAAGTGGAGCCACCAGTGGAGAAGCCAGAGCCAAAGCCGCTGACGCTGGAACAGGTGCGGGCGGCTCTGGCAGAGAAGTCCCGTGCCGGACACACATCGGAAGTAAAGGCGCTCCTGATCAAGCATGGTGCCGATAAGCTGTCGGACATTGACCCGGCGGAGTACCCGGCGCTCCTTGCGGAAGCGGAGGTGCTGTGATGGGAAAACACGCATTGCTTTCCGCTTCCTCCAGCCACCGGTGGCTGAACTGCCCACCCTCCGCGAGGCTTTGCGAGAAGTATGAGGACACAGGCAGCGAATACGCCCAGGAAGGGACGGACGCCCACAGCCTGTGCGAATACAGGCTAAAACAGGCGCTGGGCATGGATGCCGCAGACCCAACGGAGAACCTTTCCTTCTACAACGAGGAAATGGAGCAGTGCGCTTTGGACTATGCGGCCTATGTGCTGGAACTGGTGGAAGGCGCAAAGAAATCCTGCAAAGACCCGGTGGTGCTGATTGAGCAGCGGCTGGACTTTTCCCGTTTCGTCAAAGACGGCTTCGGAACCGGCGACTGCGTCATCATTGCAGACGGCACCCTGGACATCGTGGATTATAAGCACGGGAAAGGCGTGGAGGTATCCGCGGTAGAGAATCCCCAGATGATGCTGTATGCCCTGGGCGCTCTGGAACTGTTTGACGGCATCTATGACATTGATACCGTCCGCATGACCATCTTCCAGCCGCGCCGGGATAACGTGAGTGTCAGCATCATGGCGAAAGATGACCTTTTGCAGTGGGCCTGCAACGACCTGACTTATAAGGCGAAGCTGGCCTATGAGGGCGGCGGGGAGTTTGCCTGCGGGGACTGGTGCCGGTTTTGCAAGGCAAAGGCGGTCTGCCGGAAACGGGCGGAGTACAACCTGGAACTGGCGAAATACGATTTTGAGATGCCAGACACATTGGAGGACGCGGAGATTGCCGCCATCCTGGACAAGGCGGATGAACTGGCTGTCTGGGCTGCGGATGTGAAGGAATACGCGCTCCGGCAGGCACTCAGCGGGACGGAGTATCCCGGCTATAAAGTGGTGGAGGGACGCTCCAACCGCCGGTACACCAGCGAGGAGGCGGTGGCCGACGCCGTTTCTCAGGCAGGATACGACCCCTACGCCAAAAAGATACTTGGCCTTACGGAGATGCAGAAGCTCTTAGGCAAAAAGAAATTTGACGAGCTGCTGGGAGGACTGATTGAAAAGCCCCAGGGCAAGCCCGTCCTTGTGCCATTGTCCGATAAACGGCAGCCTATGAATACAGCACAGAATGATTTTAAAGATTGAGGAGGAAATCAGAATGTCAAATAAAGTCAAGAACCCGATGAAAGTGATTACCGGCCCCAATACCAGATGGAGCTACTGCAACGTATGGCAGCCCAAGTCTATCAACGGTGGCACTCCAAAATACAGTGTCAGCCTGATCATCCCTAAGTCGGATACAGTGACCATCAATAAGATTAAGGCAGCCATCGAAGCCGCCTACAAAGAAGGCGAGGCAAAGTTGAAGGGCAATGGCAGGAGTGTCCCGGCACTTTCCGTCCTAAAGACGCCGCTCCGTGACGGGGATGCGGAACGCCCGGACGATGAAGCCTACGCAAACGCCTATTTCGTCAATGCTAACAGCGCCACGGCTCCGGGCATTGTGGATGCGGACCGCCAGCCGATCCTGGATACTTCCGAGGTTTACAGCGGTGTGTACGGCAGGGCGAGCATCAACTTCTATGCCTTCAATTCCAATGGAAATAAAGGGATTGCCTGTGGGCTGAATAACCTGCAGAAGATCCGGGACGGAGAACCGTTAGGCGGAAAGTCCCGTCCGGAGGATGATTTTGCAGAGGAGGATGAGGATTTCCTCTCCTGACGCATGAAACTGCCGATATCGGGTGGCGGGGGAATACCCCTGCCGCCCTTAAGGCGGTGAAGGGAGATGATAAACTTGAAATCTATATCATGGGATTTGGAAACGTACAGCAGTGTGGATCTTACGAAATGTGGGGTGTACCGATACTGCGAGAGCGAAGATTTTGAAATCCTGCTTGCCGCATATTCCATCGATGGCGGGGCGGTACAGGTGACCGACCTTGCCTGTGGGGAGAAACTCCCGCAAGAGATTCTGGATGCGCTGGAAGATGAAACTGTAGAGAAGTGGTCATACAACTCGCAATTTGAACGGATTTGTCTCTCACGGCTCCTCGGCTATCCGGCCGGTGACTATCTTGCTCCGGAATCCTGGCGCTGCTCTATGGTGTGGGCCTCAACACTGGGCCTTCCCCGTTCCCTGGAAAGCGTGGGCGTAGTGCTGGGGCTGGAGAAGCAGAAGTTGACGGAGGGCAAAGACCTGATCCGCTATTTCTGTGTCCCCTGCAGACCGACCAAAGCAAACGGAGGCAGGATGCGGAACTTGCCGGAGCATGACCCGGAGAAATGGGAACGGTTCAAGGCATATAACCTCCGGGATGTGGAGACGGAAATGCAGATACAGAAAAGGCTCTCCAATTTTCCGGTACCGGATACCATCTGGGAAGAATACCATCTCGACCAGGAGATCAATGACCGGGGAATCGGCGTGGATATGGAACTGGTCCGGCAGGCCATCGCCATGGATGCCCGTTCCCGTGAACGGCTGACCGCCGCTATGCGGGAACTGACGGAACTGGAAAACCCGAATTCCGTACAGCAGATGAAACAGTGGCTGGCAGACCACGGGCTGGAAACGGACACCCTGGGGAAAAAGGCAGTGGCGGAATTGCTTAAGACCGCGCCGGGGCCGCTCCGGGAGGTTCTCTCCCTCCGGCAGCAGCTCGCTAAGAGCAGCGTGAAGAAATACACGGCAATGGAGAACGCGGTCTGCGCCGACAGCCGGGCCCATGGAATGTTCCAGTTTTACGGGGCCAACCGCACCGGCCGGTTCTCCGGGCGGCTGATCCAGTTGCAAAATCTGTATAAGAATACCATGCCAGATCTGGCACAGGCACGGGCTCTGGTGCGGAGTGGTAATTACGAAGCCCTTTCCTTGCTCTACGAAGATATCCCAGATACCCTATCACAGTTGATCCGCACGGCATTTGTGCCGCAGGATGGCAGGAAACTCATCGTAGCGGATTTCTCCGCCATCGAAGCAAGGGTACTGGCCTGGTTCGCTGGAGAGAAATGGGTATTGGAGGTCTTTGAAAAAGGCGGAGACATTTACTGTGAGACTGCTGCCCGTATGTTCCACTGCAGGGTGGAAAAGCATGGGGAGAACGCAGAGTTGCGTCAAAAGGGGAAACAAGCCACTTTATCCTGCGGGTACGGCGGAAGCGTCGGTGCGCTGAAAGCAATGGGTGCATTGGAGGCAGGAATGACGGAGGAGGAACTGCAGCCCCTGGTGGACAGCTGGAGAGAGGCAAATCCCAATATCGTCCGTTTCTGGTGGGATGTAGACCGGGCAGTGAAGGACTGTATCAGGCAGAGAGTCCCCACGGAGACACACGGGCTCCATTTTGATTACCGGAGTGCTATGCTCTTTATCACGCTTCCTTCCGGCCGGCGGCTTGCCTATGTGAAACCGAGGATCGGAGAGAACCAGTTTGGCGGGGAGTCGGTGACTTACATGGGTGTGGGCGGTACGAAGAAATGGGAACGGCTGGAAAGCTATGGCCCCAAGTTTGTAGAGAACATCGTCCAGGGTACCGCCCGCGATATTCTTTGCTATGCCATGCAGACCTTAAAAAACTGCTCCATTGTCGCCCATGTGCATGACGAGATTATCATCGAGGCCGACCGACGGATGTCGGTTGCAGCGGTGTGCGAACAGATGGGAAGGACGCCGCCCTGGGCGAAAGGGCTGAAGCTCCGGGCGGACGGATACGAATGCGAGTTTTATCAGAAGGATTAGAAGGAGGTGCAGCCTATGGGTATTAACAAATATAACAGCGAGGGCTACTATGACCCAACGGTCTATGAAGCCCTTGTCAATATTGAGAAAGCGGAAAAATCGGCAAGGCGTGTATACCGGCCTCTGGTCTATATATGCTCTCCCTACGCTGGTGATGTGGAACGGAACGTGAACATGGCAAGGGCATACAGCCGCTTTGCGGTACGGAATACCTGTATTCCCATTACCCCTCACCTGCTCTATCCGCAGTTCATGGATGACGCCGTCCCAGCAGAGCGGGAACTTGCCCTGTTCATGGGAATGGTGCTGCTCACAAAATGTGAGCAGGTGTGGGTGTTCGGCAGCGTCATATCATCGGGGATGCGGGCAGAGATTGCGAAAGCGGAAAAGAAGAACATACCGGTGCGGTATTTTACGGAGGAATTGGAGGAGATGCCATGCGCGAATTAAACATTGCCTGCGCCAACAGCCGCAGCACGAAACAGTTGACGAACAAGAAGATCGAACTCTCCGCTTTGAAGGAACGGCTGAAAGTGACAATCCGCACAACGGAGTCCGCAGAGGAATACGCCCGGCTCCCCAGGTCGAAACGGGACGCCGCGAAGGACCACGGCGGCATTGTAGCTGGCGTGCTAAAGGACGGGAGGCGCAAGATCGACACGGTGGTCTCCCGGTCCATGGTAACGCTGGACGGGGACCGGATCGAGGCGGAATTCCTGGAGGACTATGAACGCTGGGTTCCCTACACCTCCATCCTCTACAGCACCCACAGCCACACGCCGGAGACGCCGCGGGTGCGGATACTGGTTCCCCTGACGAGGGATGTAACGCCGGAGGAGTATGTGGCGGTGGCAAGATACCTGGCCCAGTCCCTGGGCATGGACTATTTTGATGAATGCTCCTACCTGCCCAACCAGCTCATGTACTGGCCCAGCACACCGGCCAACGGGGAGTTTGTCTATAAGGAGACGGACGGGCCGTGGCTTGACCCGGACGAAATCCTGTCGGCGCATCCAGAATGGACAGACCCTACCAGGCTGCCTACCTCCTCCAGGGAGAGCCGGGCGAAGGGGATCGGGGATAAGAAACAGGCAGATCCGCTGGAAAAGGAAGGTATTGTTGGAGTTTTCAATAACGCCTACTTTCCTATAAACCTCGCCATGGAAAAATTCCTGAGTGACATTTATGAGCTTTCAGCGGATGGGACACGCTACCGCTTTAAGGAGTCGAGCAGCCAGCCGGGTGTGGAGATCAAGGAGGGCGGCAAATTTGTATACAGCCACCACGCCAAAGACCCGGCATATCTGAAGCTGTGCAGCGCCTTTGACATTGTTCGCATCCATCTCTTTGGCGATGAGGACGAGAAGAAGACGTTCCGTGCGATGGCGGATTTTGCCAGCAGGGACGAGACGGTCAAAATGCTGCTCCTTGAGAAAAAGCAGCAGGCGGCAGAAACGGACTTCTGTTTCACGGACGGGGACGATACCTGGAAGAAAAAGCTGGAGTATGAGCCTCGTTCTATGGTGCTAAAAAACAACCTCCACAACATCACCCTGATCATGGAGAATGACCCCAACCTCAAGGGCATTGTGTTCAATCAGCTGGCAGACGGCTTGGAGATCAAGGGCGAGGTGCCATGGAAACATCCGGCAAGGTTCTGGCGCGATGCGGATGATGCGCAGCTCATCAGTTTCGTGGATTCCCATTATGGCTCGTTTTCAGAACGTAACTACCGCATTGCGGTTACTAAAGTGACGGACGACCGTTCCTATCACCCTATCCGGGAAATGTTCGAGTCCCTTCCGCCATGGGATAAGGTCAGGCGGGCAGAGACCGTGCTGATCGATTATCTCGGTGCGGAGGACAACCGCTATGTCAGGGCGGTCACCAGGAAGTCGCTGTGTGCGGCGTATATGAGGGTACATTATCCCGGCATCAAGTTTGACAACATGATTGTTTTAAATGGGGCTCAGGGCATTGGCAAAAGCACCCTGATTTCCTCTCTGGGCGGGGAATGGTTCTCGGACAGCCTTGCCCTTTCTGACATGAACGACAAAACAGCCGCTGAGAAACTGCAGGGGTACTGGATTCTGGAGATCGGCGAGCTTGCGGGCATGAGAAAGGCGGACATCGACAAGGTCAAAGCCTTTATTTCCAGGCAGGACGACAAATACCGTGCCAGTTTTGGGCGGAGGGTGACTCCGCACCCAAGGCAATGCGTGTTCTTCGGCACGACCAACAGCGAGAACGGGTATCTCCGCGACATTACCGGCAACCGCAGGTTCTGGAACGTCAAGGTTACCGGCCAGGGAAAGTGCAAGCCTTGGGAGATGACCGCCGAGGTGGTTCAGCAGATATGGGCGGAGGTCGCCGAGATCGCCAGGTCGGGAGAAAAGCTGTATCTTGATGCTGACCTTGAGGCTTACGCCAGGCAGGAACAGCGGGAAGCGATGGAGCAGGACGACCGTGAGGGCATCGTGCGGAATTATCTGGATATGCTCCTCCCCGATGATTGGGACAGCATGGATTATTACCGGCGCAGGGAGTATATCCGTGATATTGACGATCCGACCCGGGTTGAAGGCACTGTGAAGCGCCAGACCGTGAGCAATATCGAGATCTGGTGCGAATGCTTCGGCAAAAGCAAGGAGGAGATGCGCCCCTCGGACTCCTATGCCATATCCGCCATTATGGTGCGGATCGAGGGCTGGGAGAAATGCGGGGTGCGGCAGATGCTCCCCATCTATGGCCGGCAGCGTGTATATACGAGGACAACCTGACCCGTCCATCATCTGTCCGGGAGTTGTCCATGGCCGGAAAACGCAGTCAGCACAAGGGCTTTCTGCAATTTTGTGGACAACTGGACAGAAAAAACTATAAAAGACAAAAACATGGAGTTTTATATGATAGAACCCGTCCTGCACACGGGCGAATGCGCGTATTTCGCGCGTAAGGGATTTTTTCGTCCACTTGTCCGCAGAAGCGGCAAAAACGCAGTGATTTCAAGGGTTTTTGCTGTGGACAGGCCCTGTGGACAAGGGCTGGACGGGACAACTTCTGAAAGGAGAAATCGGAAATGATCAAAAATGGAAGGCCTTATACGAATGAGAACGGATTTACCGATGGGGCGCTGATCACCGGCCGTGAGGATGCTGTGGTTACCGCGGTTGACGGGTGGATCAGAAAGAATATCCGCGCCGGGAAAAAGGTCCTGCAGGGGCATACGAGCTACGGGATGAAGCACCTGCTGGAACATGATACGGGCGTTTACCTTACCAACAACGAGTTCAAGGACGCCATGCTGCTTGCCGGATACCGGCCCGTGAATCCGGACAGCCTGAACTGGAAGTACCGCATTGAGCTGACACGAGAGATCAATGACAATCCCAGCCCGTTCTTCCGCTGGGCGAGGAACTTCGAGGCGGACGCCACGCCATGCGGGGATTTTGTCCGGGATATGCTCCGCGACTTTGAATTCCCGGTCCTGGCGGAACACGATGTCATTGCACGGTATCTTGGCCGTATCGGCGCCTGCAGCGGAGCAGTGGAAGCATTTGAGGTGTTATGGAGGGAATATGCGGGAGCGGCAGATTGAGCAGAACCTGGCAAAAGCCGTGAAAGAGGCAGGCGGCATCGCACCGAAATTTACCTCTCCCGGATTTGCCGGGATGCCCGACCGCTTAGTGCTGATGCCGGGCGGACACATCGGCTTTGTGGAGGTAAAAGCACCGGGAGAAAAACCGAGGCCCCTGCAGCTTTCCAGGCACAGGCTCCTTCGGCGGTTAGGTTTCCAGGTGTATGTGCTGGATGATGAGAAACAGATCGGAGGGATCATAGATGAGATACAGGCCCCATGAGTATCAGAAATATGCCACGGAGTATATCGAGACACACCCTGTTGCGGCAGTGCTTTTATCGATGGGACTTGGAAAAACGAGCATTACCCTGACCGCTTTGAACGACCTGCTGTTCGACCGCTTTGAGATCCACAAAGCCATCGTCATTGCGCCACTCCGTGTGGCACGGGATACCTGGCCGGCAGAGATTGAAAAGTGGGACCACCTGGGCAGCCTGATCTATTCCGTGGCTGTGGGAACAGAAGCGGAGCGGCTGGCGGCGCTGAGACGGCAGGCCGACATTTACATCATCAACCGGGAGAACGTGCAGTGGCTGGTAGAGGTAAGCGGTATCCCCTTTGATTACGACATGGTGGTGGTCGATGAGTTATCTTCTTTCAAAAACCACCAGTCCAAGCGGTTCCGTGCCATGATGAAGGTGCGGCCGAAGGTGGGACGGATCGTGGGCCTGACTGGGACGCCAAGCAGCAATGGGCTGATGGACCTGTGGGCTGAGTTCAAGCTGCTGGATATGGGGCAGCGGCTTGGGAGGTTCATTGGCCAGTACCGCACCCGGTTCTTCCTGCCGGACAAACGTAATGGGCAGGTGGTGTTTTCCTACAAGCCTCTTCCAGGAGCGGAGGAACAGATCTTCCGGCTGATTTCCGACATCACGATTTCGATGAAATCCACCGACTATCTGCGGATGCCACAGTTCGTTTCTTCCGGCTATGAGGTGTATCTCTCTGAGGAGGAAACGCAACGGTATGTTTCCTTCAAGCGGGATCTGCTGCTACAGCTCCCGGACGGGGAAATAACTGCCGCCAATGCTGCGGCCCTATCGGGGAAGCTCTCCCAGATGGCAAACGGCGCAGTTTACACGGATGACGGAGAGTCCATCGACATCCATGACCGGAAACTGGATGCCCTGGAGGACATCATCGAGAGTATGGGAGGGAAACCGCTCCTGGTGGCTTACTGGTTCCGGCACGACCTGGAACGGATCACGAAGCGGCTCCATAAGCTGAAAATCCCGTTTTCCAGGCTGGATTCTTCGGAAAGCATCCGCAGATGGAATGCAGGGGAACTTCCAGTGGCACTGATTCACCCGGCATCGGCGGGACACGGGCTGAACCTTCAAAGCGGAGGTTCCACCCTTGTATGGTTTGGACTGACCTGGTCCCTGGAACTTTACCAGCAGACCAACGCCCGCCTCTGGCGGCAGGGCCAGCAGTCCGATACCGTGGTGGTGCTGCATATCATCACGAAAGGTACGATTGACGAGCGGATCATGAAAGCCCTGTCGGAAAAGGACACCACACAGGCTGCGTTGATCGAAGCCGTAAAAGCTGATTTGAAAATCTGAGCAAATCTAAGACAACTATAGCCAATCCGAGGGAATTTAATAAATTTTTTTGGAGGTGCGGTATGGATGCATTTGATAACTTAAAAAACGCAATCGTCCGGCAGGCAGCGGAGGATTATGCTGCGGCATTCATGGGCTGCAGTATTGATGGGAAAAGCCCGGAAGACACAATGCTGGAGTGTGAAAGATTCTTCCGGTCTGACTGGTACGACACCCTGACCAGGGGAGCGGTTGATGGAGAATGGCTGATGCGGAATATAAAAATCCGAGAGCTTGAAAATACATTGGAAATATATAAGGATATCCTCAGCCCTTGCAACTGCTGTACGATTAAGGTGGCTGTTGCTTTCCTCCACGATAAAGGCGGGAAAAAACGAAAACCGCTGAACTATATCTTTCCGCCAAGACTGGCGTCGGGGCTGATGGATATGGCGAGAATCCAGCTTGAAACATTAAAAACAGAGTTGGAGGAACTGAAAAAACAGGATGGGGAGGTATCGGAATGACGGCCAAGGAATACTTGAACCAGGCCAGGGAAATAGATGCCCTGATCCATTCCAAACTGAGGGAATTGGATTATTGGAGGGATCTGTCAAGGAGGATATCCGGCAGCCATTTTGAGGAACAGCATAATCCTAACCGTCCGTCGGATGCTCCTTTTGCCAGATGTATCTGCAAGATTGATGAACTGGAGCGGGACATCAGCCATATGGTGGATGAATATGTGGATTTGCAAAAATCGGTGAGTCAAGCCATTGACTGTGTTGAGAATAATCAGGAAAAGCTGCTGCTGCGCTACCGGTATATTGATGGGAGGACATGGCAGAAAATAGCAGAGCTGCTGGATGTTTCTTTGAGGACAGTCCACCGCATACATGGGTCGGCTCTCCAACACTTTCCGGATTTTATCTGACATTGGCACACTTTGACACACCGCTTCCCTTGTGGCACATAGGGTGGTGGAGTATGATAGAATCAGCGAAAATGTATACAGCCAAAAGCCTTCGTGGGAGATTTTCCTGCGGGGGCTTTCTTTATGCCTGGAGGAGGTGAGCCGATGCCAAGGAAACCAAAGCGGCCGTGTTCCTACCCCGGCTGTCCTAAGCTGACGGATGGCAGGTTCTGTGAGGAACATCAAAGAAAAGAGAACCAGCGGTACGAAAAGTATGACCGGGACCCGGCAGCCAAGCGCAGGTATGGACGGGCATGGAAACGCATCCGCGACCGGTACATGAATGCACACCCACTTTGTGAGCGATGCCAACGGGAAGGCAGGCTCGTAAAAGCGGAGCAGGTGCATCACATCAAGCCTCTGGCAGAGGGCGGTGATCACAGCGAAACGAATCTGATGTCCTTATGTTCATCTTGCCATGCGAAAATCCATGCAGAACGTGGGGACCGCTGGCACAATCACTAAAGGCCCCAGGGGCGGTCAAAATCTCTACGGCTCTGCCCCGTGGGAACGGGCGCGGGGGCTCGCGTGCGAAAAAGGCGAAATCAAAAGGGTAATAAAGGGTGGCCGGCTGCGGCTGCTTTACTTTTCGAGGAAAGGGGTGAGAAAATGCCGACAAAATCCAACAACACAGGCGGGCGCGGCGGTGCAAGACCCGGTGCGGGAAGAAAAAAGTCTGCGGTCAAGGAAAAAGCCGAGAATGGCAATCCGGGCGGACGCAGGCTGGAAGTGCTGGATATTCCCGAAGTCGAGGGTGTCGATATGCCAAAGCCCCATGAATTCCTTTCTGCCGAGCAGCGTGACGGGAGTACGCTCCAGGCGGAGGAGATATACACGGAAACCTGGGAGTGGCTGAAAAAGGTGGGCTGTGCGGCGAAAGTGTCTCCCCAGCTATTAGAACGGTATGCTATGTGCTCCGCCCGGTGGATTCAGTGCGAGGAGATGACTAACCGTATGGGCTTCCTATCCAAGCACCCGACCACCCAGAAGCCAATCCCGTCTCCGTTCATCAATATCGGCATCAACTATATGAACCAGGCGGTGCGGCTCTGGAACGAGATTTTCCAAATCGTGAAAGAAAACTGCAGCACCGATTACGGGGAGGTTTCTCCCCAGGACGATCTGATGGAGCGCCTGCTCCGCGCAAGGAAGGGGTGAAACCTATGTTTGAAAAAGTAAATCCGTGCCACCCGGATAAGGTGGCGGACCGTATCGCCGGCGCTCTGGTGGATGCGGCGTATAGGAAAGAGGAAAATCCCAGGATCGCCGTGGAAGTCCTCATCGGCCACGGCGTCTGCCACATCATTGCGGAGAGTTCCGTACACATCCCGCTGGATGAGGTGGATGCCATTGTGAAGCGTATCGGCGGGAATCTGCACACAGATTATGTGGAAGTCCCGCAGGACGGACGCCTCGCCGATAACCAGGCGGAAGGAATCCGCTGCGGCGACAACGGTATCTTTAAGGGGATGCCGGTCACGGAGGAGCAGAAAGTTCTCTGTGAGATTGCAAAAAGTGTGTATCACACTTACCCCACAGATGGGAAGTACATCATTGATGAAGCAAGGCTGACCCTCTGCCAGAGCCATGCCCCTGCCGCCAAGCTGCAGAAGCGGTATCCGGGCGCCGAGGTCAATCCCCTGGGCGACTGGACAGGCGGCACGGATGTGGACGCAGGCGCCACCAATCGGAAACTGGGTAGCGACATGGCCGATTCGGTGACGGGCGGCGGGCTTCATGGGAAAGACCTCTCCAAAGCGGATGTGTCTGTGAACATCTACGCTTGGCTCAAAGCGCAGGAAACCGGAAAGCCAGTGGAACTGTGCTGCGCCATCGGGGATGATACAGTGGACGGTGTTCCCTACGCTGAGATCGTGGAGACGGCCCGGAGATACATCCAGATCCTTGGCGGTTTTGAGAAATTTGCGGAATGGGGGCTGGTGCGATGAAAACTACATCTCATTCGGAAGGAGCATTAATTTGGGTTGATGAACAGATGAAGACTCTCGGTGTGGATGATTATCATTTTTGCCCAGAGAACGATTGTTATGTTTGTGATCGCTACGGGAACTTCTATTCAATTTGTCACAGACAGTATTCCAAGGCAGGAAATTTAGTTGAAAAATACAGGATAATGAAACTAAACGGATCAATCGATAAGTATGGCTATGTTACGTATCGCATCACGATAGATGGAATCAAAAAACATCTTAAGGCACATAGAATGATGCTAAATGCGTGGATTGGAGAAAGGCAAAATCTTGTAGTAAACCATAAAGATGGCAACAAACAGAATAATGCCCTCTCAAATCTCGAATGGTGTACAGTTGCTGAAAATAATGCTCATGCGATTAGTACGGGATTGTTTGATCCGCATGCCGCCAAACATGAATTAGCCATACCGTTAGCAGACTGGCTCACATTATATATTCTGTATGAGCATTTCGGAATGTCTATGTGCGAATTAGGGCGGATAAATAATGTTTCACATTCGACTATTTCAAAAATCGTCCAAAGAATCCGTACAATTCTGCCGAAGGAGGTGCAGCATGGAACATAAAACAATTACAGAATTCCAGTTGGTTGATATTAATCGGCTTGTCCCATATATCAATAATGCAAGGACACACAGCCCGGAGCAGATAAACAAGCTTCGGGCTTCTTTACGGGAGTTTGGATTTGTAAATCCGATTATTGTTGATAGAGATTACAACGTTCTGGCAGGACACGGACGTCTTATCGGCGCAAAGGCAGAAGGATACAAAGAAGTTCCGTGCGTTTTTGTGGATGAAATGACGGAAGCGCAGAAGAAAGCCTATATCATTGCGGACAACCGCATGGCGATGGATGCCGGATGGGATGAGGAACTTCTGCGGGTGGAGATTGAGTCCTTGCAGGGTATGGACTTTGATCCCCTGCTGACCGGTTTTGATGAAAAGGAACTGGCAGACCTGTTTGGTACAGATGATGAGGCGAAGGAAGATGACTTCGATGTGGAAGCGGAACTGGAGAAGCCCTGCTTTTCCAAAGCAGGTGACATCTGGCGGCTTGGAAAACATACCGTCATCTGCGGGGATTCCACAGACCCGGAGACGTTCCGTTTGCTTCTTAGAGACACGAAGGTCAACCTGGTCTGCACGGACGCCCCGTATTTTGTTAAACTGGAGAGCCAGTCCGGGCGGATCGCAAACGACGATCTGGAGGATGCCCAGGCCTACGAGTTCCTCATGAAAGCATTTACGAACTTCAAAGATGCCATGGCCATTGACGCTTCTATCTATGAATTTTACGCCACTATGAAAGCGCGTGTGTTTTATGACGCCTTTGAGGATGCCGGGTTCAAGGTCGGCGCCGGACTCATCTGGAAAAAGCCCAGGGCTCCGCTGATGCGGACAGACTGGAAGTTCAACATGGAACCGATCATCTTTGGCTGGAGAAAGGATGGAAAGCACAAGTGGTATGGAGACCAGAAACAGAAAGCCGTCTTTGAATTTGATGGAATCAAGAATTCAAAAGAGGACGGACATGGTCATCCTTCCAGTAAACCTGTTCCTCTCATTGCGTATCTGATACAGCAAAGCACACAGGTAAATGGAATCGTACTGGATGGGTTTCTGGGTTCAGCATCCACGCTGATTGCCTGTGACCAGATCGGGCGGATCTGTTATGGGGTGGAACTGGAACCAAAGTTTGTAGATGTGGCAGTTATGCGTTACATGAACCAGCATGGCAACAGTGCGGATGGTGTGCTGTTGATCCGGGATGGAAAGGAACATACCTACGAACAGGCACTTGATATGGCGGAGGTAATTGCAGATGAGTAATGTAAAATATCGGTTTTCTGAAGACGGCCTTGTAGCCTATGGGGAACTGGCAAGCGGTCAGATTTTTGTGATAGATGCCGATATGGTCGAAAAGATTCGTACAGTTAAATTTTATCTGGGCAGCAAAGGAAATGGCAGCCAATATTATGTGATTGACTGTAAGGGACGAACCCTCCATGATTATCTGTTTGAACACAGGCCAGGCTATGAAATAGACCATATAAATCTGGACACATTTGACAATCGCAGGTGCAATATCCGTTATTGTACACATCAGCAGAACCAGATGAACCAGCCGCTGCAGAAAAATAATACTTCCGGTGTCAGTGGCGTGAGTTATTATCCGCCAAGGCGCAAATTCCGGGCAAGAATAAAAATCTGCCAGCAAGAGATACACCTTGGCTATTTTGATACCTTTGAAGATGCAGTAAAAGCGCGGAATATTGGAATGCTTTGTATGTTTGGACAGTATGGGAGATATAACGATACTGGAAAAGCACCGGATTGGATTGAAAGAAAAGTCGCTGGAAAATGTGCGCGTTATGCGGAACTCTCGCAGAACAGCGCATTTTTTGATTTCTGGGATGGGGGTGTTGTCAATGATCCATGACAAACTGACCCTCGGCAGCCTCTTTGACGGCTCCGGCGGCTTCCCCCTGGGCGGCTTGCTCTCCGGCATTACCCCCGTTTGGGCATCGGAGATTGAGCCGTTCCCCATCCGGGTGACCACAAAGCGGCTGCCTTTTATGAAGCATTACGGCGATGTCTCCCGGATGGACGGCGCAGAGGTAGAGCCGGTGGACATCATCACCTTCGGCTCGCCCTGCCAGGATATGAGCATTGCCGGGAAAAGAGCCGGGCTTGGCGGCTCACGGAGTAACCTCTTTTATGAGGCAATACGGATTGTAAAAGAAATGAGGTGTGCAACCGATGGAAAATATCCGAGGTATATCGTCTGGGAGAACGTCCCTGGCGCGTTCAGTTCCAACAAGGGCGCGGACTTCCAGTCCGTCCTCGAAGAAATCTGCTCGGTCAAAGGATACGAAATTCATACTCCTCGACCTGAGAGATGGGCAAACGCCGGGGAAATCGTGGCAGACGATTTCAGTCTCGCATGGCGGGTATTTGATGCGCAGTACTGGGGAGTTCCCCAGCGCAGAAAACGTATCTACCTTGTCGCAGATTTTGCAGGCGGGAGTGCCGGAAAAATACTATTTGAGTCCGAAGGCGTGTCTGGGTATACTCCGCAGGGCTTCCGCCCGTGGCAAGGAACTGCCGGAACTTTTGCGGAAGGCGCTGGAGCGTCAGGCTGCGTCTGCTTAAACGACCAGGGCGGCAGCCGCATGGATGTGACGGAGGACGTTGCGGCAACGCTCCGGGCAGAAAACCACGGGCATCCTCCCTGCGTGATGGGGGCAGCCGGTTTCTGTACCGAGCATTCCGCACAGGCCAGGGGCATCGGGTATGAGGAGGAGACCTCGCCTACTCTCCGTACCGGTACGGTGCCGGCGGCGGTTTATGAAAACCATAGCCAGGACACCAGATACACCGGCCCGCTGGAGACAGCCCCCACGGTCATGTCTACCTATGGCACAGGCGGAAACAACCAGCCCTTTGTGGTGGAGACACCCAAGACGCTGAAGATCCGCTCTGGCTGTGAGGGCGGCGGCAAAGGTGCACTGATCCAGGATAACAAATCCGCTACGCTTGGCTGCAACAACGACCAGACGGTATTCGTGCCGTTTGTGAAAGGTACCCGGCCCCACTCTCCCGATGAAGAACCGCAGTGGAAAGCCTCCGATGTGGCGAACACACTGAATACCTGCGATGTGGGCGAGACCCGGTGTAATGAACTGGCGGTCAAAGTATATGGCATCTGCTCTAAAGACAGCAACGCCATGAAATCCGAGAATCCCAAGAGCGGCTTCTACGAAGCGGAAACTTCCAGATGCCTGGATGCGAACGGCGGAAATCCTACCTGCAATCAGGGAGGCATGGCCGTGGTGGCCCTGCAGGGTTCCATGATTGGCAGGGCGGAAAAGAACGGTCCCCAGGGCAGCGGCGTGAATGAGGATGTATCCTTTACGCTGGATGCTGCTGATCGTCACGCCGTAGCCTACTGCATGACCACCGGCACTTACACCCAGATGCTTAAGGAACAGTCCCCGACCTTGATGGCAAGGGACTATAAAGACCCGCCTGTAGTGAACGAGACAGAGCCAGAATACATTGTACGCAGGCTGACGCCCACCGAGTGCGCAAGGCTGCAGGGGTTCCCGGACTGGTGGTGCACCGGGCTTGAAACCGATGAGCCGTCTGAGGAGGAGATCGAGTTCTGGACAGAGGTGTTTGAGATACACCGCTCCGTCATGGGGAAGTCCTCCAGACCCAAGAGCCGGAACCAGATCATCAAGTGGCTGAAAAATCCCCACTCCGACAGCGCAGAATATAAAATGTGGGGCAACGGCGTGGCGCTCCCCAACGTCTATTTCGTGCTTTCCGGCATTGTGTACTACTCACAATTCCCGGACTTTTTGTTGTGACATATTTTGTGCCGGATTCGCTTGCTATTTCCGCTGCTTAGAGTGATTAATGTAGTACCGAAAAACAAGGAGGTACAGGGAATGCGAATTGAATTTCACAGAACAGGCGCGGAAAGGAAGGCGCTGGTAACAGCCATCGGGGAAATCCTGGAGGTCAGGCCGCAGTACAAAGGAATGCCGAGCGCCGCTTACGAAATCGGCTACTTTACAGTAACGAAAGAAGGTACGCTGGAATTTGATGACCGGGCCGACAGCGGGGAGGTGGAAAACCTGCTGGAGCAGCTTGCTGACCGGGGGATCGTTGCAGCACCCGCAGAAATGGCACAGGCATGGCTTAACGCAAGGGCAGAGGAATTATCCAAGGCAAGTAAAACCGAGCCACAGGAGGCAAACGTGGGGCTTACGGTGGAAATCCCGCTTGATAAGGTATCGTTGGGCAATCTTACTAAGCTGCTGGAAGCCAAGGGCAAACTGATACGGAAAGCTTTGGGGATCAGCGAGCTTTCCTTTGAAATCATGGAGGACCGGGTGGCGTTTCCTTGGTTCGAGGAACTGCCCGATTCCGATGCTGCTAAAGCCTACACCCACTTCATTTCCGCACTCTGCGAGATGAGCAGGAATGCCAAGCGGGTAACAGCGACTGAGAAACCGGTGGAGAATGAGAAATACGCATTCCGCTGTTTTCTGCTGCGGTTGGGATTTATCGGCAGCGAATATAAAGCGGAGCGCAAGATCCTGCTGAAGAATCTGACCGGGTCCTCGGCTTTCAAGGATGGGGGTGTGAACCATGAAGTTTCCAAGTAGAGAGATTGTGGAAAGCATCCGCCGGGAATATCCCGCCGGCACCCGTGTGGAATTGGTGCAGATGGATGATGTGCAGGCTCCGCCTGCCGGTACAAAAGGCACCGTCAAAGGTGTGGATGACACCGGTTTCCTCCTTATGCGCTGGGATAATGGCAGTGGCCTGAACGTGGTCTATGGGGAGGATATTGTCCGGAAAATTCCTGTGGTCAAAACAGTTTGTTATGGCAGAACCAAAGAATGGTACAGCCGTGCGGAGGCAGAGCAGTTTTTCTTTCACGCAATGATGAACTCCGAAGGCAGTGAGCAAAATCGGTACATGAAAATATATACGGAATTGAAATTGGGGAAAGCATTCTGTACGGATGAGGAGGAATGAGCAATGGAACAGGATATTTTGGAGCAGCTCTATTTTGGCAGGATTGTGCCATGGGAGAACCGGAATGATAAGACTCCTGAGATGGAACAATGCAGTGAGCAGGTTTATCGGGATACAGAGCATTTGACACAGCTACTGGATGAGGACGGGAAAAAGATCCTTGAGCGGCTCATGGATAACCGTTCTGAACTGGAAAGCCATCAGATCCTGGAGGGCTTTAAGGATGGGTTCCGGCTGGGGGTTCAGCTTACGGCAGCAGGTTTTGGAAATAAAAATAAGCTGTAAAACACACAAATTCTGCCCGGAATCATTGTGTAATATATAGTGCGGAATTAACTTGCTATTATCCTCTTTTAGAGCGAATATGTGTACACCGAAAGGGAAAACACACAGCCGCAGGGCAGAAAAAACGGAGGATTTCAGAATGAATGAGAAAACAGCAAGGCAGATTGCAGAGATGAAAACGCAGACTATCGGGGTTGAGGTGGAAATGAACAATATCACCCGGCAGAAGGCTGCGAAGGTTGCCGCCACCTACTTCGGCACAGGCAGATATGAGAACACTGCCGGCCGCAACGGGTACAGCACTTGGAGCGCATGGGACAGTCAGGGACGCGAGTGGAAATTCCAGAAGGACGTTTCCATCGCAGGACCGGAAGAACAGGAATGCGAACTGGTCACCCCGATCCTGACCTACGGCGACATCGAAACCCTGCAGGAGCTTTGCAGGCAGCTCAGACATGCCGGAGCGAAAAGCGACGCCAGCCGTGGCTGTGGAGTTCACATCCACATCGGAGCGCAGGGGCACACGCCGCAGAGCCTTCGGAACCTTGCCAATATTATGGCGAGCCATGAAAGCCTGATCGCCGAGGCACTGAAACTTGACCGGGGCCGCATGAACCGTTACTGCCGCACGGTAGACCCACAGTTTTTGGAGCAGGTCAATCGCAGGAAGCCCCGCACAATGTCACAGCTTGCAGACATCTGGTACAACAGCAACGGCGCAAGCTACGGAAGAAACCACCATTACAACGACAGCCGCTACCATATGCTCAACCTCCACGCCACCTTTACCAAAGGCACGGTCGAGTTCCGGCTCTTCCAGTTTGATGAGCCGACAGCCGAGCGCAGGGGCGGCATCCACGCGGGGCAGCTTAAAAGCTACATCCAGCTTTGCCTGGCCTTAAGCCAAATGGCAAAGGATGTGCGGACGGCAAGCCCTAAGCCCCAGCAGAACGAGAACCCCAAATACGCCATGCGCACCTGGCTCCTCCGCCTGGGCTTCATCGGCGAGGAGTTCGCAACGGCCAGAGATTTTCTGACCCGCAATCTTTCTGGGGACACAGCCTTCCGGCACGGTAGAGCAGCCGCTTGAAGGACACGCAGGAGTTAGCCTCCTGCCACCTTACCCTTGACCGCCTCGGCGGTCTTAAGGTGGTAGAAGGGTGATCCCTTCGGAAAGGAGATGCGGATATGCATTTGACAATTAAGGATACTGCGAAAATGAGGAGAATGGGATATACCGTTAAGGCGATGTACGAAACGGCGAAAGGCATCCCGTTCCTAAAGTATTTCATGGACAAGGCAGAAATGGACAGATTTACCGCAAATGCGGAAGAAGAGGGTTCAAGGCTGGTGGCTTGGGCAGAAAGGGGTGCTTGAAAGATGAAGAGATATTACATTGCTTATGGAAGTAACCTCAATGTTGGTCAGATGCGGATGCGCTGCCCGCACGCCACAATCCTCGGTACGGCAAATCTTAAGGGCTGGGAACTGCTTTTTAAGGGGAGTAAGACCGGCTCCTACCTGACCATCGAGAAAAGCGAAGGCGGTACGGTCCCTGTGGTGATCTGGGAGGTGACGGCGACCGATGAAGCCGCCCTCGACCGCTACGAGGGATTCCCCAATTTCTATTACAAGCGGGACATTAAACTTCAGTACAAAGGCATCCGCACGGGGAAGCGCAGGACGGTGACGGCCTTTGCCTACATCATGCATGAGGACAGGCCGATTGGCATTCCGAGTAATTTCTACATGAGGACTTGCTTGGAAGGGTATGATACCTTCTGCTTCGACAAAAACATTCTGGTTGACGCTTACGACAAATGCAGGGAGGTATGCGGATATGAAGGATAATGTGATCCGGATAGCGGTTTGCCCACTGTGTGGCAGAACCTACCATGGCGTTCCGGCGCTTTCACGGGAGGACAACAAAACGTTCATCTGCCCAGACTGCGGCACCCGGCAGGCGCTCCAGTCCATCGGTGTGGAGCCATCTGAACAGGAACAGATCATCGAGACGATCCACCGTCATACACAGGAGTGATATACACAATTTGTTCCTCCCATCTTTGTGCAGATTATGCTCAGAATTGACTTGATAATATGTGCTTTTAGAGCGAATATGTACACACCGAAAGGGAAAACAAAGAAAACGGAGGACGCCAACATGAAAGCCTACAACGCCTTTAGAACACAGGTTGAGAACATCAAGACTGAGAAGGACCTCAAAGATGCCCACATTAGCATTTGCCGCGCATACAGCGCCTACCGCATCAGCTACGAGCAGTTCATGGAGCTCCGGAAGATGATGATTTCCAAGAGAGCCGAAAAAGGCTTTTCTTGGGGCAAGGGCATTTAAAAAACGGCGCAGGACACGGAGGGTAAAATCATGACGATCAACGAAGCGATGAAAAAGTACAGACTGCCGAACCCCACAACAACCGAGGATTTGGAGATGCGGTTCTCAGGCATGGACGGCAAAACGCTGAATTTTGGAGACAAGGTTCTTCTTGCCGGATACTACTACAACGGGAGAAACAAGCCCTGCTACTTCGGCGCAGCATACGAGTTCCTTACCGATGATCACACCTGCGAAGGGATGATCGGGCTGAGAGCAGCCAGCGGGGTTGAGTTCGAGGATGACGGCCACGCCATCGCCTGGGCGATGCAGCAGTAAAGAAAACCAACAGAGAACGAGCCGCATGGCTCTTTCTCTCGTACAGAACCATTTTGAAAGTCGCAGCAATGCGGCTTATTTTTATGCCATTCGGGAGGTGGTGTCTATGCGAAAGCTGAAGAAATACAAGCCCACAAAGTTCATGGCGAAGACCTCGCACTACGATAAAGACGCCGCCGATTATGCGGTGATGTTCATCGAGTCTCTCTGTCATACAAAGGGTACCTGGGCGGGAAAGCCCTTTGAACTGATCGACTGGCAGGAACAGATCATCCGTGACCTGTTCGGCGTGTTAAAGCCTAATGGCTACCGTCAGTTCAATACAGCGTATATCGAGATCCCCAAGAAACAGGGCAAGTCGGAACTTGCCGCCGCTGTGGCGCTCCTGCTCCTGTGTGGGGACGGCGAGGAACGGGCCGAGGTGTATGGGTGTGCCGCCGACCGTAACCAGGCAAAGATTGTGTTTGATGTGGCTGTGGATATGGTGCGGTTCTGCCCAGCGCTTTCCAAGCGGGTAAAGATCCTGGAATCCCAGAAGAAGATCACCTATCTGCCCACCAATTCCTCCTATCAGGTGCTGTCGGCAGATGTAGCCAACAAACATGGTTTCAATACACACGGTGTGATTTTTGATGAGCTGCATACCCAGCCCAACCGAAAGCTCTTTGACGTCATGCTCCAAGGCTCCGGGGACGCCAGGATGCAGCCGCTGTATTTCCTGATCACTACTGCCGGAAACGACACCAACTCCATCTGCTATGAGGTGCATCAAAAGGCCATCGACATTGCGGAAGGCAGGAAGGTCGATCCTACTTTCTATTCTGTCATTTACGGAGCGGCAGAGGATGAGGATTGGACAGACCCCAAGGCGTGGAAAAAGGCCAATCCTTCCCTTGGCATCACGGTGGGCATTGATAAGGTGAAAGCCGCTTGTGAATCCGCCCAGCAGAATCCCGGCGAGGAGAACGCTTTCCGGCAGTTAAGGCTCAACCAGTGGGTGAAGCAGTCCGTCCGCTGGATGCCGCTGGACAAGTGGGACGCCTGCGCCTTTCCGGTTTCCGAGGATGACCTGGAAGGGCGCATCTGCTACGGCGGTCTGGATCTTTCATCCACTACGGACATCACGGCTTTTGTGCTGGTGTTCCCGCCGCTGGATGAGGAGGATAAATACTACATCCTGCCATACTTCTGGATACCGGAGGAAACGCTTGACCTCCGTGTCCGCAGAGATCATGTTCCCTACGACCTGTGGGAGCGCCAGGGGACGCTGATGACTACAGAAGGGAACGTGGTGCATTACGGTTACATTGAGAAATTCATCGAACAGTTGGGCGAGCGGTTCAATATCCGGGAAATTGCCTTTGACCGCTGGGGCGCTGTGCAGATGGTGCAGAACCTGGAGGGCATGGGCTTTACGGTAGTCCCCTTCGGGCAGGGCTTTAAGGATATGTCCCCGCCGACCAAGGAACTGATGAAGCTGGTGCTGGAGGAGAAAATCGCCCACGGCGGACACCCGGTGCTGCGGTGGATGATGGACAACATCTTCATCCGTACCGACCCAGCCGGCAACATCAAGGCGGACAAGGAAAAATCCACAGAGAAGATTGACGGTGCGATTGCCACTATTATGGGGCTTGACCGGGCGATCCGCTGTGGGAATGATACGGGAGCTTCGGTTTATGACAGCCGGGGCCTTTTGTTTATCTGAAAGGACGGTGATTTGATATGGGTATCTTTTCCGGGCTTTTCCGTTCCAGGGATAAGCCCCAGAACCGCACTACAGGCAGTGCATACAGCTTTTTCTTTGGAGGAAGTTCTGCTGGCAAGCGTGTCAATGAACGGTCTGCCATGCAGATGACGGCAGTGTATTCCTGTGTCCGTATTCTGGCAGAGGCAGTGGCAGGCCTGCCGCTGCACCTCTACCGATACAAGGAGGACGGCGGTAAAGAGAAAGCCATCGACCATCCGCTGTACTTGCTTTTGCATGACGAGCCAAACCCGGAGATGAGTTCCTTCGTGTTCCGGGAAACGCTCATGACCCACCTTTTGCTGTGGGGCAATGCTTACGCACAGATCATCCGTAACGGTAAAGGAGAGGTGATTGCCCTCTACCCGCTGATGCCGGACCGGATGACAGTAAATCGTGACAGCAATGGACAGCTTTATTACGAATACACCGTCAGCATGGATGACGCGCCCACAGTTAAAGGCAGCCTTGTCCGGCTGCAACCCTCCGATGTGCTGCATATCCCAGGGCTTGGCTTTGACGGGCTGGTGGGGTATTCCCCTATCGCTATGGCAAAGAACGCCATCGGCATGGCGATTGCCTGTGAGGAATACGGGGCGAAGTTCTTTGCAAACGGTGCGGCCCCTGGCGGCGTCCTGGAGCATCCGGGTACCATCAAAGACCCGCAGCGTGTCCGGGAAAGCTGGCAGTCCACCTTTGGAGGCAGCGGCAATGCCAATAAGATCGCTGTCTTAGAGGAAGGCATGAAATATACGCCCATCGGCATCTCGCCGGAACAGGCGCAGTTTCTGGAAACCAGAAAATTTCAGATCAATGAGATCGCCCGGATTTTCCGGGTGCCGCCCCACATGGTGGGCGACCTGGAGAAGTCGAGCTTTTCTAATATTGAGCAGCAGTCTCTGGAGTTCGTGAAATACACGCTGGAACCCTGGCTGGTGCGATGGGAGCAGTCCATTCAGAGGATACTGCTTTCCCCGGAGGAAAAGAAGAGTTATTTTGCCAAGTTCAACGTGGAGGGGCTGCTCCGGGGCGATTATGCCAGCAGGATGACCGGCTACGCTACGGCAAGGCAGAACGGCTGGATGAGCGCCAACGATATCCGGGAACTGGAGAACATGGACCGCATCCCTGCCGAGGAAGGCGGAGACCTGTACCTGATCAATGGCAATATGCTCCCGCTGGGGAATGCGGGCGCTTTTGCAGATACACAAACGGGAAAGGAGGAAAACCCCGATGAAGAAGTTCTGGAAGTGGAAGAACCAGGCGGAACGGACGCTGTTCCTGAACGGCACCATCGCCGAGGAAAGCTGGTTTGACGATGACGTCACGCCGCAGCTTTTTAAAGAGGAACTGATGGGCGGAAGCGGAGACATCACAGTCTGGATTAACTCGCCAGGCGGGGACTGTGTAGCGGCTGCCCAGATCTATAACATGCTGATGGACTATCCGCACAACGTGACTGTGAAGATCGATGGTATCGCAGCCAGCGCCGCCTCGGTTATTGCGATGGCTGGCACGAAGGTGCTGGTATCGCCGGTGTCCATGATGATGATCCACAATCCCATGACTGTGGCCATGGGTGATACCGCAGAGATGCAGAAAGCCATCGAGATGCTTGGCAGCGTGAAGGATTCCATCATCAACGCCTATGAAATCAAGACCGGGCTGTCCCGCGCCAAGTTGTCCCATCTGATGGACGCTGAGACCTGGATGGACGCGAACAAGGCGGTGGAGCTTGGCTTTGCCGATGATATTCTCAAACGCTCCGATGTACCGGAGGACATGGAGCCGCCTGCGGTGTCCATGCTCTATTCCAAAGCGGCTGTGGTTAACTCCCTCATGGATAAGATTGCAGCCAAGTGCAGGACCAACCCTAAGAAAATTGAAGATTCCAAACCCAAGGGCCGCTCCGTAGACAGTCTCTACGAGCGGCTCAATCTTTTGAAAAATTAAGGAGGATACCACAATGACGATTCTTGAACTGCGCGAGAAGCGAGCCAAAGCCTGGGAAGCCGCAAAGGCATTTTTGGATTCCCATAGAAACGATAAAGGCATCCTATCTGCCGAGGATGATGCCGCCTACACCCGCATGGAGCAGGAGATCACCGACCTGGGCAAGGAGATTGCCCGCCTGGAACGCCAGGAGGCACTGGATGCAGAACTGAACCGCCCGGTGAACAAGCCCTTGACGGGTAAGCCTATGAACGGCAAGGAGAAGGCTAAAACTGGCCGTGCGGCGGATGAGTACCGCCAGAACTTCTGGAACATGATGCGTTCCAAAGCACCGATGCCTTCTGTAGTGAATGCGCTGCAGATCGGGACGGATTCCGAAGGCGGCTATCTGGTGCCGGATGAATATGAGCGTACTCTGGTGGAGGCGCTGGAGGAAGAAAATATCTTCCGCCAGCTTGCAAAGGTGATCCAGACATCCAGCGGCGACCGGAAGATCCCGGTGGTGGCATCCAAGGGAACTGCCTCCTGGATCGATGAGGAGGGAGCCTACACGGAAAGCGATGACTCCTTTGCGCAGGTATCCATTGGAGCCTACAAGCTGGGAACGATGATCAAGGTTTCCGAGGAACTGTTAAATGACAGTGTATTTGACCTGGAGTCCTATATTGCCAGGGAGTTTGCGAGAAGGATCGGAACCAAAGAAGAGGAAGCCTTCTTTACCGGGGACGGTATCGGAAAGCCTCTGGGAATCCTGGCTGCCTCTGGCGGTGCGGAAACCGGTGTGACGGCGGCATCCGCTACTGCGGTGACAGCGGATGAACTGATAGATCTGTTCTACTCTCTGAAATCCCCGTACCGTAAAAATGCGGTATGGGTTTTGAACGACTCCACCATCAAGGCTATCCGCAAGCTGAAGGATAACAACGGCCAGTACCTGTGGCAGCCGTCCCTGGTAGCCGGTACGCCGGATACGATGCTTGGCCGGCCGGTGAAAACCTCCGCTTATATGCCTGCCATTGCGGCCGGGGCGAAGACCATCGCTTTTGGTGATTTCTCTTATTATTGGATCGCAGACCGCCAGGGGCGTTCCTTTAAACGCCTGAACGAACTGTATGCGGCAAACGGTCAGGTGGGCTTCCTTGGTTCCCAGAGAGTGGACGGCAAGATGATCCTTCCAGAGGCTGTTAAGGTGCTGGTACAGAAAGCCGGATCTGCGGGTTAAGGATACAGATAACTATGGAAGGGCGTGAGGATAGCGGCCATGCCCTTCCACCCTGTTGGAGGTGAGGATGATGGTGGTAACGCTGGAAGAGATGAAACAGTATCTTCGGGTTGATTATGAAGATGATGACCAGTTGATTACGGGTTTTATAGCATCGGCGGAGCAGCTTTGCCGGGATGTCCTCCGGGCTGATGAAACAACGGATTTGGAAAAGGATGGGACCGTAAAAATTGCTGTCATGTATGCAGCCGCATATTTCTATGAACACCGGGAGGAAGCGGACCATCATGATTTGGCTCTGACAATCCGCTCCCTTCTGTTTGGCTCAAGGAAGGAGGCTTTCTGATGAAAATTGAACTGCTGAATGTCAGGATTTTCATATCAAAGAGTACGGTGGTCACCGATGCCATCGGAAACCGCCGGAATGAATGGCAGCCTTTCTATACCTGTTATGCGACGGTCAGCGGCGAGGCCGGGAAAGAACAGACTGACGCAGGGATGGTGGTGGATGACTCCAATATTGATTTTACGATCCGCTGGTGCAAAAAGGCGGCTGAAATTGATAGTACCCATTTCCGGGTGGAATTCAATGGGGAGCTTTACAACATCGCCGCTGTGGATCATATGAACTACAGGCGCAAGAGTATCAAGCTGTCCTGTGAGAAAGTGAGGCGGTAGCGATGGGAAGGAAAATTTCTATCAGCCAGCTTTCCGCTGCTGTAATGGAGCAGCTGAACGAGTACGCAGAATTGGCCACGGAGGATATGAAGGACGCGGTGAAAAAGGCAGGTACGGCTGTCCGGAAGGATATTGAAGCCAGCGCACCAAGGAATACCGGGGACTACGCAAAAAGCTGGGCTGTGAAAACCACAAAGGAAAGTTCCAATGCCCTACAGGTAACCGTGCATTCACGGAACCGGTATCAGCTTGCTCATCTGCTGGAGTATGGCCATGCGAAGCGTGGCGGTGGCCGGGTAGCTGCAAGGCCCCACATTGCTGCTGCGGAAGAGGCTGGAATTGAGCAGCTGGAGCGTGAGATTGAGAGGAGCCTGACAAATGGATGATTTGGTGAAACTTTTGGAGGAAACGGGCATCCCTTTTGCCTATGACCACTTTGCGGAAGGGGAATCCCCCGATCCTCCGTTCATCTGCTACCTTCTGCCCCAGAGCGATAACTTTTCCGCAGACGGGAAGGTTTATCTGAAGGTCAGCAGTGTGAATATCGAACTGTACACAGACAGCAAAGATTTGTCTGTCGAACAGAAACTGGAAGCCGTGTTGGATACGCACGGTATATTTTATGACAAAACAGAGGTCTGGATCGAGAGCGAGAAACTCTATGAAGTCCTCTACTCGTTTGAAATGGAGGTTTGATTTTTATGGGAAACAAGGTCAAGTATAACTTGAAAAATGTCCACGCTGCAAAGCTGACCGAGACGGATTCCGATGGCACGACCACCTTTTCGTATGCGGAGCCGAAGGCAATCCCCGGCGCAGTGAGTATCAGCTTGGATGCAGAGGGTGAAACCAGCCCATTCTATGCGGATGGTATTGTTTACTTCCGTAGTGTGACCAATAACGGTTACAGCGGCGATTTGGAGATTGCCCTGATCCCGGAGTGGTTCCGCACGGAGATCCTTCAGGAGAAGCTGGATGCAAAAGGGGTGCTGGTCGAAAACAGTGGAGTCGGCGAGAGTGTGAAATTTGCCCTGCTTTTTGAATTTGACGGGGATGTGAACGCTATCCGCCATGTGCTATATAACTGTTCTGCCTCCCGCCCGTCTATCGAGTCGGAAACGAAGGAAGATACGATTGAACCGGGTACAGAGACACTGTCCATTACCGCCGATCCCCGTTCCGATGGGCTGGTCAAAGCCAGAACCGGCGATACAACAGATGCCGGTACTTATGCGAATTGGTATAAGGCAGTGTACACACCGACTGAAGATGAACCGGAAGAAACAACTGGTCAGGGAGGTAGCGTATGATCAAGCGTGAGATAGAAATCAGCGGGAAGAAGGTGCCGTTCCGTTCCTCTGCCACGATCCCCCGCCTGTATCGGGCGAAGTTTAAGAGGGATATTTTCAAGGATCTGTCCAAGCTGGAAAAATCCTATAGGGGAAAGACGGAAAACGGTGAGGAGCTGCAGATCGAGGACCTGGAGATTTTTGAGAACGTGGCCTATGTGATGGCCTACCATGCGGACAACAGCATACCGGCGAACATAGAGGACTGGCTGGATCAGTTCGATATGTTCTCCATTTATGAGGTGCTGCCGCAGATTCTGGAACTGTGGGGCGAGAACCTTGTGACGGATGTGACGTCAAAAAAAAGATTGGCAGAAGTGAGCGGGAAATGACCACGCCGCTGTTCCTTCTGCGAAGCGTGGAACTGGGGATTTCCATCCGGGATCTGGATTTGCTTACGATTGGGCTGGTTCTGGATATGTGGACGGAAAAATCCAATGACGGCGTGAAATATAAGCGGCTTGCCACTCAGGAGGACTTCGATAAGTTCTGAGGCAGCATCGGTTAGAAATAATCGGTGCTTTTTTCATGCTCGGAGCAATCCGGGCTTTTTTCATGCCCATTTTTAAGGAGGTGAGGGTTGTGGCGAACCGGATTAAGGGTATCACAGTTGAGATCGGTGGCGATACCACAGGGCTTGATAAGGCGCTGAAGAGCGTCAATTCTTCTATCACGAAAACACAGTCTGCCTTAAATGATGTAAACCGTCTGCTAAAACTCGATCCTTCCAATACGGTGCTGGTGGCGCAGAAGCAGGAACTGCTGGCTCAGGCGATAAGCCAGACGGAAGAAAAACTGTCGGCTCTGGAAGCCGCACAGGAGCAGGTGGCCGCAGCCTTTGCCCGTGGGGATATTGGGGCGGATAAGTATCAGGCGTTCCAGCGGGAGATTGAGGAAACCCGTGGAAAGCTGAACAAATATAAGGCTGACCTTTCCGATTTGCAGACAGAGCAGGATGCCCTTTCCCAGAATACCGCACGGCTGGAAAAACTGTTTGCTGCTACGGGAACGGAAGTCGATGACTATGCGGATGTCCTTGGCAGTCGGCTGACCTCTGCGATTAAAAATGGTACGGCGAATTCTGACCAGCTGCGGACGGCCCTTGAGAAGATCGGAAAGTCTGCCACAGGAGGGAAAGCCGATATCCGCCAGCTGACGGACGCTCTGGACACGGTGGATGACGGGCAGGCGATCCAAAACCTGATCCAGCAGTTAAGAGAGGCCGGAGACGCTGCGGAAAATACAGCGGACGATGTGGGCCAGATTGCTGAAAACACGAAAGGCGCTGCGCTGATGCAGGCAGCGGATCAGCTGTCTGCCGTGGGCGATAAGATACAGGAAATCGGGGATAAGGCACTGGATGCCTATACCGATACCGAGAACGCCGTGACCAAGGTGAATGCTTACTTTGGAGAGACGGGACAGGCAGCGGAGCAGTCCGCAAATGTCATTAAAAACGTGTACTCTGCCGGTGTGGGCGAAAGTATGGACGCTGTGGCCAATGCGGTTCTGATGGTCAAAAAGAACCTTGGGGATTTGAGTGAAACCGATCTGACCAACCTGACCCAGCAGGCGATCACTTTAGAGGAACTGTACGGCATTGACATGAATGAGACCCTTCGAGGCGTCAATTCCCTCATGCAGCAGTACGGTCTGACCGCTCAGCAGGCGATGGACTACATCGTGGTGGGTACCCAGAACGGTCTGGATAAGACCAATGAACTGGGGGATAACCTTTCCGAGTATGCGGGTAAATTCGCACAGGCCGGGTATTCTGCCTCGGAGTATTTCCAGCTGCTGGACAATGGTCTGAAGAACGGCGCTTACAACCTTGACAAGGTCAACGATGCCATCAATGAGGTCACCACCCGTCTGGTGGACGGCACCATTGGGGAGTCCATCGGCATGTTCTCCACGAAAACACAGGAGCTGTTTACCTCTTGGCAAAATGGCGGTGCTACCCAGAAACAGGTCATTGACTCCATTGTGGCGGATATCGCCGGGTGTACGAATCAGCAGGAAGCCTTAAACCTTGCGGCGCTGGCCTTTGGTACGATGGCCGAGGACGGGAACCTGAAATTCATCACGTCCCTGACCTCGGTAGGAAGTACCTATGATAGCGTGAAGGGTTCCGCACAGGGCCTGTTTGATGCAACGACCACGCCCATGCAGGAGATGGAGTCCAACACCCGAAAGCTGCAGCAGTCCCTTGTCCCTCTGGGAGAAAAGCTGGCGGAGATCGCCAATACGATCCTGCCGCCACTGGTCAGTGTGATCCAGACGGCGAGCGGATGGTTTGCGCAGCTGCCGGGGCCGGTGCAGAACTTTATCGTCATTCTTGGCGCTTTGCTGGCAGCCTTTACGGCATTGACTCCGGTGATTGCGGCCTTGGCGGTGTCGGTAGGTGCATTGAATATCTCCCTCCTACCGATCATTGCCGTGATTGCGGCGGTAGCGGCAGCCATTGCCGGGATTATCGCCATCATCCAGAACTGGGGTGCCATCACGGAGTGGTTTGGAAACCTGTGGAATACCATCTGCACAGGGATCGGCACCATGATCGAGAGTGTGAAAACGTGGTTTTCAAACCTCTGGACACACCTGCAGAATGTCTGGAACGGCATCTGCAACGTGGTGCAGACCGCAGTGATGCTGCTTGGCTCCATCATTCAGGGAGCCGTGGACATCATCACGCTGCCTTTCCGGTTTATCTGGGAGAACTGCAAAGACATCGTTGTTTCTGTATGGGACAGTATTAAAAATACGGTCAGTTCCGTGCTGTCGGCCATCTCCGGTGTGATCTCCAGCATCATGGGAGCGATCCGTAACGTCATCAGTTCGATCTGGGACGCCATCAGCAGCAAGGTATCCGCAGTGGTGAACGCCATCAAAAATACAGTGACCTCTGTCTTTAATGCCATTAAGTCCGTAGCTTCTTCGGTTTGGAATGGCGTCAAGTCGGTCATTTCAACCGTGGTTGATGGAATTAAGAGCAAGGTTTCCAGTGTGTTTAATGCGGTAAAGAGTACCGTGACTTCCGTATTCAACGGAATCAAAAGTACCGCCACCACAGTGTGGAATGGGATTAAGACCGCCATCACGAAGCCGATTGAAGCGGCAAAGAATACGATCAAAGGGATCGTGGATAAGATCAGCGGCTTCTTCTCCGGCATGAAGCTGGAGCTGCCGAAGATCAAACTGCCGCATTTCAAGATCACGGGTAAGTTATCTCTTGCTCCGCCGAGTGTTCCCCACCTGTCGATTGACTGGTATAAGGAAGGCGGTATCATGACGAAACCGACCATCTTTGGCATGAATGGCAGCAGCCTGATGGCGGGTGGTGAGGCTGGCCGGGAAGCGGTTCTTCCGCTCAAAGGCTTTTACCAGCAGCTGGATCAGATGATCTCCAGCTATCTGAATACCAGTGCTTTGGAGAAATATCTGGCGATCATTGCGGAGAACAGCAGCAAGGGGCTGTATCTGGATGACGGGACGCTGGTGGGGCATCTGCTCCCCGCCATTGACAGCGGCCTTGGGAAAACACAGAAACTGCAAAGGAGGCTGAGCCTATGAGGGCAGACGTAAAAATCAACGACCGTTGGATGTATGCGATGGGCTGGCTCCGGGAGGAGATTGACTTTCCCACGCCGCAGTCGCAGACCAACACGGTTGTGGTACCGGGGCGCAATGCTCCGATCCGCTTTACGGAGGCGCTTGGGCGGGTGTCCTACCAGCCCCGGAGCTTTTCGATTACCTTATCCATGTTGGGGAGCCGGGAAAAGTTTAATCAGAGGAAAGATATTCTCGCCAATCTCTATGCCGGACAGCTGTGCCACGTGATTCTTAGTGAGGAGCCGGAGCTATATGCCGTTGGTACCTTGGAACTGGAACCCGCCTATGATCCCCTCACCGGAAAGGGGCAGATGATGCTGTCCTGCTCGGACGGAGATTCCTACCGGTATCACACAGAAGAAACGGAGGTCTCCATTACCGGAGGCGGCACGGTGATCCTGAACAATGACTACATGCCTGTCGTACCCACGGTAGTAACGACAGCGGAAACAGCACTGAGCTGGAGCATTGGCTCTGATACCTTCCGCAAATCCGTCAGCGCCGGGACATGGACGTTCCCGGAACTGGAACTGCAGGAAGGGCAGAACTCGCTCAGCATTACGGGAGAAGGAACGGTCACCTTCCGGTACCGGGAGGGACGCTTATGAGCTTATTCCGAGTTTTTGTAGATGACCAGTTATTTTACCACCCACACCTGTCCCAGCTTTCCATCACGGAGGCGAAGGTGCAGGAGGATGCGGAGAATATCGACAGCCTGACCCTTTCTGCCCCGTTCAACCATCCCTATCTTTCTTCCATTCAGCCGATGGCTTCGACCATTGTCTGTAAGAAGGATGATCTCACGGTCTTTGAGGGGAGGGCTTTGGATGACGGCACGGATTTTTATAACACCCACACATGGACGTGCGAGTCCTGCCTTGCGTATCTGAAGGACACCATGCAGCCTCCATTTTCCTATCAGGGGCCGCTCCGTGGGCTGCTGGAGCAGTTCCTCTCTGTGCATAACGCTGCGGTGGAAGAAAAAAAGCAGTTCACCCTTGGCACGGTGACAGTGACGGATAACAACGATTATATCAGCTACAGCAATTCCGACTATTCGGTAACAATGGATGCCATACAGGACAAGCTGGTCAAGACACACGGAGGCTACCTGCAGGTGCGTTATACCGAGAATGGGAAGGTGCTGGATTATCTGGAGGACTTTCCAGACCGGTCGCTGCAGACCGTGGAGTTTGGCAAGAACCTGACGGATGTGAAGATCACCCGTGACCACACGGAGCGGGTAACGGCGCTGATCCCGCTGGGGGCGAAGCTGACGGAGACGGATGAGGAGGGCAACGAAACCGAGACGGACACCCGGCTGGATATTACAGCGGTGAACGATGGAAAAAACTACGTGTACGATGAAGAAGCAGTGAAAGAGATCGGCTGGATCTGGACGACCGAAGTCTGGGAGGATGTGACACTGGCGGGAAACCTGCTGCGCAAAGCCAAGGCCCGGATCGCAGAACTGGCCAAAGGCGTCACCAGCATGGAACTGACCATCGTGGACGAGTCCGATACGGGTGCGGATATCGGGGACATCCGGGCAAGGATGTATGTCCGGTGTATTTCCAAGCCACACGGGATTGACGGGACATACCTGTGCCTGAGCCGGACACGGGATTATCTTGACCCTTCCGGCAATACCATCACCATCGGGGCGGCAGGCGTCCGGCTGACTTCCCAGTCTGCGAAGCAAGACCAGAACATCACTTCCATTGAGGATGACCTGCTGGGGCAGACTTCCAAGATCGAGGTGATTACGGGGAAAGTGGATCAGATCAATGCCCAGAAGATGTACCGGACAGAACTGGTGGTGGATGGGGTGAACATCTTCCGGGATAAGGGACAGAAAAGCATCCTTCGCTGCCGGGTGTATTCGTGGGATAAGGAGATCACGGATACCCTTCCGGCCAGCAGCTTTGTCTGGCACCGGAATTCCGGCCGGGAAGACCTTGATGCCGACTGGGACAGTTCCCATACGGGCATGAAATCCATCACAGTCACCACGGAAGATGTGACGGACAACGCATCATTTTATTGTGAAATCACGATTTAAACAGGAGGAGACGAACATGGCAATTTTGACTTCCAGCCAGCAGACCTTTGTGGATATCACAGACCAGAGGAAACTGTCGGCCTATATCACATCCAATCTGCCGAAGTCGCAGATTGAAGACCCTAACGTGCTGCCCCATACCTATGCGCCGGACTGGGCCAGCACACCTTTGACCCTTACCCCGGTGGTGTTCCTTGACCAGACCAATCTGGCGCTGGACGCATCGGGGCTAACGATCTCGTGGAAACGAAAGGAAGGAAATGGAGCGGAAGCGGCTCTGACCTCCGGGGAAAGCGTTTCCAAAGGCGTCCTGACGGTCAATGCCAATAAGCTGGCGGCAGCCACTTCCGGGATGCTCACCTACCTTTGCTATATCAGCTATTACGACTCGGAGACGAAGAACACGGTCAATATCTCCGCTGATATCACCTATACGCTGATCCGCAACGCACAGAACGCCAAGCTGGCCTATCTGTCTGCGGACACCTACGTGTTTAAGTATGATTCCAATTCCTCTCTGGTTGGGGCCAAGCAGGCTACCCTGACGGCGCAGGTGCAGGGAGTCACCATTACAGCATGGCAGTATAAGGACAGCACCGGGGCATGGAAGGATTATCCCACCACATCAGACAACGCCAGCATTTCCGGCGGCACTTTGGTGGTCAAACCAGAACATGCGGTGTTCTTTAACGGAGTAGCCCAGATCAAGCTGGCCACCGATGACCCGGATGTGTATGATACCACTTCCCTGACAAAGATCTATGACGGTTCTCAGGGGGAGCCGGGTGCGGCAGGAACGGGCGGGCTTTCCGTCATCCTTGGAAATGAGGCCCAGAATATCGCTTGCACTTCCGGCGGTCTGGTAGCGGCGGCTACGGAGGTGACCATTCCCTTTATGGGTTACTTGGGCATCAATCAGACTGCCTGCAGCTGTACAGTAGGAACGCTGCCATCTGGGGTGACGGTGAAAAGCAATACCGCTGCGACCGCTTCCAAGGCCGGATCGGTGGTACTGTCTTTTGCTGCCAATGCGACCCTCGGCGGTGCAACCGTTCTGAATGGTACGATAGACCTGACCTTTACAATCTCCGGGGCCTCCGTGGTAAAGAAGTTTGCATGGACAAAGTCAAATAAGGGCAGCAACGGAGCCAGCGGTGCCAATGCAATCGTATTCTCTGTGTATGCGCCGGAAGGCACTGTTGTCATTAACCAGTCCGGCAGCCTTGCGTTGGCGGCAGTTGGCTATGACGGCGCTTCAGAGATTACCACGGGAGCTACCTACCAGTGGGCGAAATACATAGGTGGTGAGTGGGAGAATATCACAGGAGAAACGTCCTCCACCCTGTCGGTATCAGGGGCGGATATCGTGAACATCCAGTCCTACCGCTGTACCATGACCTATAAGGGTAATACCTATGAGGATGTGATCACGGTAGAAGATAAATCCGACCCTTATGTATCGGAGATGCTTTCCATCGGAGGTTTTACGGTCAAGAACAATCTCGGCGGTGTGGTGCCTTATGTGATCGTCCGTACCAACCAGAAGGAAGTCGATCCGCTGCTCGGCAGTATCTCGGAGACGGTTCCGTCCAATCCAGAGGAAGGTGACTTCTGGTATCAGGTGGATCACTCCAGCCAGACGGTGACCCTGATGAAGTATACCGGTACGGCTTGGGCGGCTGCTACAGAAAAGCAGTCGCTCACCTACACATGGTATGCGCAGGACAAGGACGGCCATGCGGCGGAGTTTGATAAGACCGGGAAGGTGATCTACCTTTCCGCTGCGGACATCGACAGCATCCTGACGCTGCAGTGTGATGTATCGAATTAACTGGAGGTGATCGCATGGCGCTCATCACCAGCTGTCAGGCTACCTTCCAGAACTTCTCCGGTTATGAGGATGATATTGCTTCCTTGGAGGAAAACATCCGGGAATGCTACTCCGAGATCACGAAAACCTCAGAGCAGATCAACATGTCCGTGCGGGAAGAATTCATTTCCCGCTCGGAACTGGAGACCATCCAAAAGGATTTTGAAACCAGTATCACCCAGAACAGCACAGAGATCCGGATGGATTTCACGGCCATTACGGATGAGATTAAAGAAAACGTCTCTACGAACCAGCTGCTCTTGGAGGAGTATATCCGGTTTAAAGGGGCGCTCATTGAACTGGGGAAGGTCGGGAACGCCTTCACGGCCGAACTATCCAACGAGGAACTGGCCTTTAAAGAGAATGGGCAGAAGATCGCCTATATCTCCAACCAGAGCCTTGTGATTACCAATGCGGAGATCCGCAACAAACTGTCCCTCGGCAACGAAAGCCGGGGATGGTTTGATTTTATACCGAGAAACAACGGGAACCTTTCGATCAAATGGAGAGGCCCGGTTTAAAACGCTGATGATGGGAAGGGGTGAGAACGATGGCATCCAGCGGCAGTTTTTCCGGTTCCATCCGGGATGGCCACTATAAGCTGCGGGTGGACTGGTCGCAGAGCAAGAATGTCTCTGCCAATACGTCTACGATTACCTGTAAGCTGTATCTGGTGAATGACTGGAGTTTAAATATCAGTGGGAGAAGCGACAATACCTGTACCATTGACGGATCAGCGCAGACGTTTTCTTCTCCGGCGATCAGTAGCACAGGGACACACCTTCTGGGAACCGTATCGAGAACGGTCAATCATGCCAGCGATGGTGGAAAGTCTTTAACGATTTCCGCAGTGTTCCAGATCCGGGCTACCTTAAGTGGGACGTACTATGGGACAATCTCAGCCAGCGCCAACATCACGCTGGACAGCATCCCACGTGCCTCCAGTGTATCCGCCGCGAATATGACGATGGGGACAGCCGGAAAGATCAATATCAGCCGTGCTTCCTCGTCATTTACGCATACGCTGACCTATTCTTTTGGAAATACCAGCGGAACGATTGCGACCAAGACAACGGCTACTTCCGTATCATGGACGCCAGCCCTTTCTCTCGCCAGCCAGATCCCGAATGCGACCAGCGGTACCTGCACCATTACCTGTACGACTTACAACGGGAATACGAATATCGGCTCCAAGACCTGTACGTTCAGTTTAAGTGTCCCGGCAAGCGTGAAACCCACCATCTCCAGCCTTTCTGCCTCCCGGATTGACGGGGAGGTGCCAAGTACATGGGGACTTTATGTGCAGACCAAATCAAAAGTCAAGCTGACCATCAACGGGGCGGCGGGAAGTTATGGCTCCACCATCAAGTCCTATTCCATTACGGGCGGCGGGTACAGCGGTTCAGCCTCTACGCTGACCACAGGTTTCCTCAACAATTCCGGCACCATTACCTTTAAAGCAACGGTAACCGATTCCAGAGGACGGGTATCGGCGGAGGCTTCCGTTTCGATTACGGTGACGGCCTATTCCCCGCCGTACTTTAATTCCTCCCTGTCCCAGAGGTGTCTAAACAATGGGACGCTGGATGATGACGGGACATACATCCATGCGATGGTATCCTTTGGCTATTCCACCTGCAGCGGGAAGAATACTCTCAAGACTTCCGTCCAGTACAAGCAGGTGTCTGCGGAGCAGTGGACGGACGCCGGGGTGACCTTTGCCTCAAATACAGCTTTCACTTACGGCAAAGGACAGATCTCTACGGAGACCTCCTATGATGTGCGCTACACCTTGGAGGATGCGTTTTCCACCATCTCCGTGCAGGAGATCGTCTCCACAGCTGCCGTGGTCATGGACTTTAAGAGCGGCGGCAAAGGGGTAGCCATCGGGAAGGTGTCGGAAAGGGATAATACCTTTGAGGTGGCCGAGAACTGGGATGTGAAAGTCTATGGGATGCTGCTGAAGGAATACATCCAGCAATTTGCAAAAACGATGTATCCGGTAGGTAGTATCTATATGAGTACCAAATCTACCAACCCCTCCACCTACTTTGGAGGTACATGGGTGGCTTGGGGCAGCGGCCGGGTGCCGGTGGGAATTAACACATCGGACAGCAACTTTAATACGGTGGAGAAAACCGGAGGCGCCTCTACGGTGGCATTGACTACAGCGCAGATGCCAAGCCACTCCCATGCCAAAGGTTCACTGGCTACAGCGACTGCCGGGGCGCACACGCACAATATACAGAACCAGAAAGCCGCATGGGGTACGAACAGCGGGAACAGGGTTCTTATTGATGCCACGTCCGGGTATACGGCAGTCACCAATAAGACCACGACCTCCGGAGGGGCGCATACGCACACCATTTCCGGCTCCACTGCGGCTGCAGGTTCCGGCAGCGCCCATAATAACCTGCAGCCCTATATCGTCTGCTATATGTGGAAGCGGACAGCATAACTTTATATTTTCTGGGAATCAGCGACTACTCTTCGGAGCAGCCGCTTTTTTCATATCAACATTTCAAAGGAGGAACGCACCATGAAAGAATTCTGGAACACCATCCAACTCATCTTTTCCGCTGTGGGCGGCTGGCTGGGATATTTTCTTGGAGGCTGTGACGGTTTGCTTTATGCCCTCATTGCCTTCGTGGTGATCGACTACATCACAGGTGTGATGTGCGCCATCATCAATAAACAGTTATCCAGCGAAGTCGGCTTTAAGGGAATCTTCCGCAAGGTACTGATCTTCCTGCTGGTCGGGATTGCGAACATCATCGATGTGCAGGTGATCGGAACCGGGGCGGTTTTACGGACAGCGGTGATCTTTTTCTACATCTCCAATGAAGGCGTGAGCCTGCTGGAGAATGCGGGACATCTGGGACTTCCAATCCCGGAAAAGATCAAAACGGTATTAGAGCAGCTCCATGACAGAGCAGAAAACGGAAAGGAAGGTAATGAATAATGGCTTACACAAACAGTTCCCTTGTATCTTACACAAAACTCAGCCCCAACCACTCCGGGCAGAGGACACATTCCATTGACCGGATCACGCCCCATTGCGTGGTCGGCCAGCTGACGGCAGAGAGCATCTGCGGATGCTTTACCAGCCCGTCCAGAGAGGCCAGCTGTAATTATGGTATCGGAAAGGATGGGAAGATCGCCCTTTGCGTGGAGGAAAAGAACCGCTCCTGGTGTTCTTCCAGTAACGCCAACGACCAGAGGGCTGTCACTATCGAGTGTGCCAGCGATTTGAATCATCCCTACGCAATGACCACCGCCGTTTACAATTCCCTTGTAAAACTGTGTACGGACATCTGCAAGCGGAATGGGAAGAAGAAACTGCTCTGGCTGGGGGATAAGAATAAGACGCTGAATTACTCGCCGAAGTCTGATGAGATGGTGCTGACCGTCCATCGCTGGTTCGCTAACAAGTCCTGTCCGGGGGACTGGCTGTATTCCCGCCTTGGGGATCTGGCATCCAAGGTAACGGCGGCACTGGGAGGTTCCTCTTCTGGATCTGCGACTTCGGCCTTATACCGTGTCCGTAAAAACTGGTCGGACGCCAAGAGCCAGAAGGGAGCTTTTAACAATCTGGATAACGCCAAGAGATGTGCGGATTCCAATGCGGGATATTCCGTGTATGATGAGAGCGGAAAAGTTGTTTACACCGGAAAGCAAACCGGCTCTGGAAGTTCCACTGGTTCCTTCCTGGTACAGGTAACAGCAACCGACCTGAATATCCGCAAAGGCCCCGGTACGAATTATGCCAAGACCGGCAAGTATACGGGGAAAGGCGTATTCACGATTACTGAGGTAAAATCCGGCACAGGGTCCACCGCAGGCTGGGGGAAACTCAAGAGCGGCGCTGGTTGGATTTCCCTGGATTACTGTAAGCGTCTTTAAGTAAAGAAAAGAGGAAGAATGGGCTTGCCCGTGGGCTGCGCGATAGTTGCATGGCCTGCGGGCCTTATTTTTTTGCCTGCGATACCCCCTCAAAGCACTGGGAAAATCTCCGTATTCTGAAGGAGGCATCCTTCGGATGGGAGGAATACCATGCAGGTGACAAAGGTAACGGATGGTTTTCAGAACCAGACGGCAGAGAGAAAACGCTTCACAGACGAGGAACTGCAAAAGGAATTTGACTATTACATGGCGCAGAAACTGTTGAAAAATCTGCGGGAGGCAGGCCTGATTACCAAGGAAGAATTGGACAAAATCACGGCGAAAAACCGCCAATCTTTCTCTCCCTATCTGGCTCGGATTATGCCCTAAATGACTTGCTATTTGCAGGCGTCAGAGCGAATATGTCCGTACCGAAAGAGAGGTGAGAGGATGAAACGGATCACAAAGATTGTGGAGAATGCATCCCTTGGAAAGAAGAAAATCAGAGTGGCTGCCTACTGCCGGGTGTCTACAGCCAGTGAGGAACAGCTTGTCAGCCTGGCAGCGCAGAAAGCCCACTATGAGAACTATATCAAATCCAATGACGGGTGGGAATTTGCCGGACTTTATTATGACGAAGGCATCTCTGGCACGAAAAAAGAAAAGCGAGATGGGTTGCTGGCGATGGTTGCCGCCTGCGAGAGAGGAACGATTGACTTCGTCATTACCAAGTCCATCAGCCGGTTTGCCAGAAATACCACGGACTGTCTGGAACTGGTGCGGAAGCTGCTGGACTTAAATATTTACATTTATTTTGAAAAGGAAAATATAAACACGGGCTCCATGGAAAGCGAATTGATGCTTTCTATCCTAAGCGGCCTGGCAGAAAGTGAGTCTGTGTCTATTTCTGAGAATGAGAAGTGGGGTATCAGGCGGCGGTTCCAGAATGGCACCTTCATTATTTCCTATCCCCCATACGGCTATGCCAACGTGGATGGGGAAATGATGATTGTGCCGGAGCAGGCAGAGATTGTGAAACAGATCTTTGCGGATACGCTTGCGGGGAAAAGCACCCATGAGATTGCAAAAGGGCTGAATGAGCAGGGCGTTGTCACCAAGAAGGGCGGGCGCTGGACACCGGGTACCATCAACGGCATCATTGGGAATGAGAAATATACCGGTGATGTCCTGTTCCAGAAGACCTATACAGATAACAGCTTTAACCGCCATCAGAACCGGGGAGAAGTTGACCAGTATCTCATGCAGGACCACCATGAGGCAATCATCAGCCGGGAAGAGTTTGAACGTGCCAATGCGGTTTTGAAACAGCGTGGACGGGAAAAAGGGAATGGCCATGACACCGGGAGATATCAGAACCGGTACGGCTTTTCCGGCCGGATCTATTGCGGGGAATGCGGCAGCAAATATAAAAGGCGGCTGCATTATAAACCCAGCGGCCAATATGCCGCATGGACCTGTGTTACCCATCTGGCAGACAAGGAGCGTTGTTCCCAGAAATACATCACGGATGATGCCTTGAAACTGGCTTTTGTCACCATGATGAACAAGCTGGTTTTCGGACAGCAGATGGTGCTGCGTCCTCTTTTGCAAAGCCTGCGGGGGCTGAATGATCAGTCCCGTCTGCTTAAAATTGAGGAACTGGAAACAGCCATCGAGAAAAACAGGGAGCAGAAACAGGTGCTGACGAACCTGATGGCAAGCGGCTATTTGGAGCCTGCTCTTTTTAATAAGGAAAGCAATGAGCTTGCGGCGGAAGCGGAAACCCTGCGTCAGGAAAAGGAAGGGCTTATGCGCTCTGTCAATGGGGATATGGTCAAAGTGGAAGAATTGCAGCGGCTGCTCCGGTTTACATCCAAAGGGACCATGCTCACAGAATTTGACGATGCGTTTTTCCTTTCCTTTGTGGAGCGGGTCACCGTGCTGTCCAGAAAAGAAGTTGCTTTTGAATTAAAATGCGGATTGTCCCTGAGAGAAAGGCTGGTGGAACCATGAGACACATTCCGTATGGATACCGGATTGAAAACGGCCGGGCGGTCATTGATGAAGAACAGGCTGCTACGGTGCGGGAATTTTTTCAGAACTATATTTCCGGCATGGCGCTGATGCCTGCCGCTGAGAAGGCCGGATTAAAGCTGTACCACGGGAGCGCCGGCAGAATGCTCCGGAATAAGAAGTATCTTGGAGATGATTACTATCCTGCCATTATCGATAAAGAAACCTTTGATAGAGCAGAAGAAATTCGCATGGGCCGGGCAAAGGCACTGGGGCGAGTGTGGGAACTGGAAGGAAAGAAGGACATCTTCTTCCCTACCAGCTTTACCATACCTGCAGTGAAAAAGGTTTCTGACGATCCCTTTGAACAGGCGGCGTATGCATACAGTTTGATTGAGAGCGAGGTAGATGGGGATGGAGCTAAGTAGGAATATTACCGTGATCCCAGCCAGAAAGCGGGTAGGAAATACCGCCGCAGTTGGGAAGCGGCCAAAGCTGAAAGTCGCTGCTTACTGCCGGGTATCCACGGACAGTGAGGAGCAGGCATCCAGCTATGAGGTGCAGGTGGCGCATTATACGCAATTTATCCAGAAGAATCCAGAATGGGAGCTGGCAGGGATCTATGCCGATGATGGTATCACAGGTACAAATACCAAAAAGCGTGAAGAGTTCAACCGCATGATTGAGGAATGTATGGCAGGAAAAATAGACATGATCATTACAAAATCCATCAGCCGATTTGCCAGAAACACGTTAGACTGCCTTAAATACATCCGTCAGTTAAAAGATAAAAACATCGCTGTATTCTTTGAAAAAGAAAATATCAACACCATGGATTCCAAGGGTGAAATTATGCTGACTATTATGGCTTCCCTTGCCCAACAGGAAAGCCAATCCTTAAGTCAGAACGTTAAGCTGGGCATTCAGTATCGATATCAACAAGGTGAAGTCCAGGTCAACCACAAGCGTTTCCTTGGTTACACCAAGGATGAAAACAAGCAATTAGTGATTGAACCAGAGGGTGCTAAAGTTGTTAAACGGATTTATAGGGAGTACCTAGAGGGAGCCAGCCTTTTGCAGATAGCAAGAGGACTAGAAGCAGACGGTATTCTAACAGCGGCAGGCAAAGCCAAATGGAGACCAGAAACACTGAAAAAAATACTGCAGAATGAAAAGTATATCGGTGATGCCCTCCTACAAAAGACATACACAGTTGATTTCCTTTCTAAAAAACGAGTAAAGAATAACGGCATCGTTCCTCAGTATTATGTAGAAAACAGCCATGAGCCGATTATTCCTCGAGACCTTTATATGCAGGTTCAAGAAGAGATGGTTCGAAGAGCAAATCTTCGTGGCCGCAAAGGCGGTAAAAAGCGAGTCTATAGCAGCAAGTATGCTTTATCGAGTATTGTTTACTGCGGACACTGCGGCGATATTTACCGACGGGTACATTGGAATAACAGAGGCTACAAGTCTATTGTTTGGAGATGTGTTAGCCGATTGGAGGAAAAAGGGTCTGAATGCACTGCCCCTACCATAAACGAGGAAACATTGCAGACAGCAGTGGTCAAGGCTATTAACGAGCTTTTGGCTAACAAAGAACCCTTCCTCTCAACTTTGCAGAAAAACATAGCTACTGTATTTAATGAAGAAAATGATAATGCCACCGATGATATTGATGGCAAATTGGAAGAATTACAACAACAGCTTCTTATACAAGCAAAGTCCAAGAATGACTATGAAGATGTGGCTGATGAAATTTACCGCCTTCGAGAATTGAAGCAAAATGCACTTGCAGAGAATGCAGAGCGTGAAGGAAAAAGGCAACGAATCGCTGAAATGACTGATTTCTTAAATGAACAATCCTGCGAGTTGGAGGAATATGATGAGCAATTAGTAAGGCGGCTTATTGAAAAAGTTACGGTATTTGATGATAAGCTCACTGTTGAATTCAAGTCTGGGATTGAGATTGACGAAGAGATATAG